TCTCCCCATATTATACAATTATCAGGTTTGTTTTCCATCAACGGTCCCCAATAGAATTGGAAGTTACCAGCTTGATTTCCTACAAAATGAAACTTTACTTTATAGTTTTCTTCTTCACATAACCTTGCTAACTCAAATATATCACCCTGATTTTTACCATCTGTAAATAAACCAACGTGAAGAATGTGTTTGTATTCTTTATCAAATCCTACAATTTTCTTTGCTTCATCTTTATCACCATCCCAATACTCAATTGGATATTCCCAAATATCACAATCAATGTGAGTAAAGTATTTGGCAAATTTCTTTCTACTCCATTCACTTACTAATACGAATTTATCAGCCGTATAAAGTAAATCTTTTGGTTCTGTGTAAGATGAGTGAGTTGTTATTACTATGTTGTAATTTCTACCATTATCAAAAATCTCATTTAGATATTGTTTATCTACAAAGGTTTCTGGTATTTCTTGAAAGTGAATAATATGTGGTTGCTCTTTACGGATAATACCAACAACATCACTTTTATGCTCGCCAATAGTTATTACTTCACATAATTCCTTTATTTTGTTTCTTTGAACTACAAAATCCATAGATACACAATTATACTCTACAACAACTATTTCAAACTCATCCTTAAATGTTTGGATTTGCTTTAATAGGTATTGTGGCATACCACCCGTTGAAAGGTGAGGAACTATATATAATAACTTTTTCTTATCCATTTTGTAAATTTCGTATTACCTCATCAAAATATGGTAATTCTACTTGTATTTCATCGTTGTAATCTTTGCTAGTCAAACTCAATTCACCTAATGCTTTTAGATTATCTATAATGTATATTGGTCTTTTGTTTTTATCTCTGTTCCACCAATACAATAAATCATCTCCAAAGAATATGCGTAATCTTTCATCTATTTTTATATAGTTTTCTTTACGAATAAACATCATACAACCAAATCCTAAATACCTACATTCCGCTTCTTTAAATTCAAATACATCTACATTTGTATTAAACTCTGTACCTAAATTTCTATTCGAATCAAAACCAATTATTCCAAAATCTAAATTGTTTATTGCTTCTAAATTGTGTTTTATTGTTTGAAAGTTTATTTCTATATCATCATTTAATAAACAAACAATATTATTTTTAGCAAGTTCAACACCAATATTCCAAGCTTTATTTACAAATAAGTTTTCTTTTGGAATTAAAATTGTTAGTTCTGGGTCTAAATAGCAACCATGTGAATTATCAATTAAAATAAATTCAGCATTTGGAATGTTTGCTCGTTTGTAATCATCAATGATATTACATAATCGTTTTGCATCTTTCCACATTGTGGGTACTATAAAACTTATCATATTTTAAATGTTTTGTTTGCGTTATTCTCATCTGCACCAATTCTTGATACAACATCTATTGGATTATTTGGATTTTCTTTATAGCAATAATCATCCAATCCCAATTCTTCAAATCGTTTAGCAATTCTTTCGTTGTAGTGATACATAATGGTTCTTACTCTTCTTTGAATATCTGCTCTACTTAAATCATGTGTATTTCTACCAGTTGTATTATTATAGATAAACTGAATATAACACATTCTAGGTATTCGCATCATTAGTGTTCCCAAAAATGTTCTTACTAATAATTCATAATCATCTGCAATTGCTAAATCTCTGTTATGTCCACCAATTTGGAAATAGATTTCTCTTCTCCAAGCTCTAATATGATTTGGAACACCCACAATATGACGAATTGTTTTTGGATTTATGTTTGGTGCAATGCAAGAATCAAATTTCATCCCACCTACATTAACACTTTCATATTTACCATAACCAAATGCAAACCCATCAGGATAGTGTAGTGAAGTCCAATTCTCATCACATTCAGCATTATCGGTATAAAAGAAACCAATTTCCGGGTGAGTTTGTGATGCGGAAAAAAGATAATCAGTACAATCAGTAGTAAGGTAGTCATCGTGGTCTAATTCTGCTAATAAATATCCTCTACATAAACTTGCGGCTCTATATTTACTTTCACCAATTATACCGCCACTCTTTTCTCTAAAATCATATACCTTAACTCTTGCATCGTTTTTAGCAATTTCTTCTGCAATTTTAAGTGTTTTACCACCATCCGTTGAATCATTCACCAATACCCATTCCCAATTAGTATAAGTTTGGTTTTGTAAAGATTGATATGTTTTTAATAATTTTTCACCAGTATTATATATTGGAGTAAAATACGAAATCAATTGTGAAACATCGTTTTTTAAAATGTTTTCCATAGCACAATGATATGCATACTCACCGGTATTTCCATCAATGGCAGGAATAGTAATCCATTTATTACGAATTTGTAAGGGTTGATTTGCCAAATTAGGAAAATTTCTCCAATCGTCTGAAATGGTTACAATAGAATCTGGCTTTAACGATGCAATTGTTTTTTCAATATCTACATCATTTTGCAATTGTAATGTAATTAAACTATCATCTTCGTAATCACCTATTTTGTACGATTTTAGTTGTACTTGTTCTCCTTTATTTATAAGTAAAACTTTTGGAACTTTTGCAGTTGGTGTAGTTTCTAACTGATTGTAATAAGAAAGTTCTTTTGGAATGTAACTAAACCATTGTGGATTTTCTGCATAGATTTTATCTATTAAAATACCATCACCCGCGTAATCTCCTGTGAAACTATACTCATTAAATACACTATGGTGAAAAATTAGTTGGGCAATATCCACACCCTGATATTTCATATTTTCAGGTTTAGCTTCTCTTACATCTAAACCAGTAAAATCTTTACCATATACACTTTGATTTACTACAAATATTTTTTGTGTATTATTACTTGTTTCGATTGCTTTTACAACCTCTATAAAAAAATGGGGATGAACTATATTATCATCATCCACTACTACCACAAAACCATCATCAAATGTTTTTGCTAAATCACTTATTTGTGGATATAAATAATCCGTACCATTGCCAGTTACAAAATGTAGTTGGATTTTTGGATTATTTAATCTAGCTAATAGTTCAGCTGATATATCTTTTAATCTTGTAGTATCAAATAAAATATGCCATTTAACATCTCCGTTATAATTATCAAATATAGATACTCTTACTTTATCTAAATTATTTACTCTACTGCAACGTGTTATTATGTTAAATTTCATTATCTTAAACTAGCTTCAAATCTGGAATTATGTTCTTCTAAATCTTTAAAATCTTTTGTACTATCACAAAACTTACAAAAGGCTTCTCTTGGAAAAGTAAATCCATATTTACAATTTATAGCACAATTTGTTTCGTATCCACACCCGCGTATATCTTCAACTACTTTATCAAAATTATCATCATAATGCCAATGGTCACAATGTACCATAATACCATTTTTTAACCAAGCTGATTTTAGTTGCTTACCCAATGCTTCTGCTTGTATTTCAGCTTGTCCCCATTGTGTAGATGTTTTTAATTCTGTTGGATTTCCGCTTTCATCGTAAAATTCCTTTAATGGTAATATACCCAAATTGTAGTATGCTGAATTTTTTCGTATATGCGGATTATTGGTATAATCTCTTTCTTTTAAGAATACAAACTCATCGGTTACACTTTCTACATTTCTATCAACAACCCAATATGCAAATCCAAATTGCCTGTTATCAATATCATGTTGATATTTTCGTAATTGTATTTGTTCAATACCGTTGGCTTCCATCATTTCTAATGAACGATTTAACCACTCACTATCAAAACCAGCAATATTTTTGGGTAAAGTAATCCAATCTCCTTCTAAAAAAAGAGTATATTTGTAATCTCTACAATAATGATTTAATCTATTTATACCAGCACCAACTCCCATATTGATATTGGATTGAATTGGAATAATATCTACCTTATCTTTCCATTTAGTACGAAGAGTATCACATACATCAAATATGATTTCACTTTCACCATTTATAAAAATAAACCATTTTACAAACGGAATATTCGTATTTTCTAAAAATGTATTTATTGTAAGTTCTAACTGCGTATCACGTTTTACACCGTTATGAGTTAAAGTTACTATACAAAAATGTAGTTTATTCATATTATTTATAAGGAGAACCACCTACCCAAAGTACTAAACTTTTACGAGTTCCTTTTGTTACAGGTGTTACTCTATGTAATAAAAATGATGGGAATAAAACTGCTACTCCTTTTTGTTTTGGCATTGTTTGAAAATCACCATCGGACCACATTTCTAAATCACCACCTTCATACTCATTTGGGTCTGATAATTGAATTGTAATACTTATTTTTCTATGGTTTATTGAACCTGGTCCAATATCCGTGTGCCAACCATAGTGCCCACCACCCTCATAATATTCAGTATATTGTATTGAATCTATAATAGAATGCAAGTTAAATTTCCATATTGCATTATTTGCTTCTATTGATAAATCACGTATTCTATCATATACCCAAGCAGATTGACCATCATGATGCATCCATTTTATTTTGGATTTTCTATATTCAGTCTCATCACCTGCAATTGTACTTGCAGTTTCAAAACTATAACATTTTTGTAAATTATGTATCCATTCTAATTCCTGCGAATTAAATGCAGAATCAAATGAATAATAATTGGTTTGGTCTATTGTATTATCAATACCATATATTGGATATGATTCCATATTTTTTATTTAAAAGTGTTTCCACCAACCCACAATACTAAACTTTTACGAACTCCTTTAGTTACAGGTGTTATTCTGTGCATTAAATAACTTGGAAACATCACTACTGCTCCTTTTTGTTTTGGTGCTTTAATTGGTTCTTTACCACCTGCCCATATTTCTAAATCACCACCCTCGTAATCATCAGGGTCAGATAATTGAACTGTAATACTTATTTTACGATGATTTAGTGGGGCTGGTCCTACATCCAAATGCCAATCATACCCACCTCCTTCTTCACCATTATATTCCGTATATTGAATAGCATCTTTTACACATGATAAATCAAATTTCCAATAGTTAAAGTTTGCTTCTAATGCTTGTTGCATTAATTTATAATAAAGCCATTCGGTTTTATCTGCTTCAGGTGCCATCCATTTAATATTAGATTTTCTAATTGGATTTTCTTCTTTTTTACTATCATTAAATTCAATTTCACTTTGTGTAAGTGCTTCTTGAAAATCATATAATTTTGAAATGCGTAATACATTACGAATTTCTACATTACTAAAACCTTTTTCAAACCAATAATAATCTATTTGATTTAATTGATTGTTTTGTGGAAAAACTGGATAAAATTCTAACATAATTTATTATTTTGAGTAATTGAAATATTTATAAAACCATTGATATTTTTCATATATATAATTTGATGCATGTTCACCAATAACATCAATATAATCTTCTCTAGGTGGGGTAAAGTTTTTTCTTATTGTATGGTCCGCATATGGTCCATATACTTGGTCATTTTCGTGTGTAATTTGTTCAATATTATTAAAATCATGTTCATAGTAAGGTAGTTCTAAATATTCATATAATTCTTCCATTGCTTCTGTTGGAAATTTACAGAAATCTTCAAACTTTATAAAATGAATATGTTTATCATTTCCATCTATAATACATTGCCATAAATTTTCCAATGGCAAATCAAGCATTGGCTTTTGTGCCATATCATCAATTCTAGTAATAACAGAATTTCCTTTGGGGAATTTATAATCAGTTACATTAAAATCCTTTAATGGGTTTGCTCTATATTTTTTTTCCATAGATGAAAATATACTACGCAAATCCCTAACCATAACTACTATTTTTGGATTTGGGTCATAGGCATTAACAAAATTATATTCACCATGCCAACCTCTAAACTTATCTATTGCATATGGTTTATCTGTTAAACCGCTATAATACCCATTTATTCCATTCTTTAAAAAAGAACTGAATCCTGGTAATAATTCATCTTGATTTTGAGCTTGAAAGAGTATGTGATTTGTAAATAAATTTCTACATTCCAACATCATAGTAAACATACCAGATGTTGGAGATGGAAATATATCAGGATTTTGTCCCAACACATTTTGCAATAAAGTAGAACCACTTCTTGGAAAAGAAGCATTATAAAAAACTCTTTTTATCATTATAACTTTGATATATTATCTTACAAATATACCACTTTTTTATTTAATAACCAAATTATTTTATGGATTGTTTTCTTCCGTTGGATTTAAACTTTCATCAATTGGTGGATATTCACCTGGCTCTTCATATATCCATTTACGTCTTTTTTCGGCCCATATCCAATAATCATGTCCACCAACAGGTACTTCTGGTTTTGCATATTCGGGTTTTAATTCCCACTTAAATGTTGTTCTGTTTAATATCCAAGCTGGTTCGGTTGAGCCTTCAATAACCTCTTCTGGAGTAGCCATTCTTGGTTCTTTTGCATAAAACGCATCTGCTTCCGCATCATAGTAACCACCAATGGTTGCAAAGTTATATCGTAATGGTGCTTTGTATGAACCACTTTCTGGAGTAAAATATTGACCACCAAATGTATTATACGATGTCTGTATCCATAAAGAAGGTTCTCCATGTCTTCCAGAATCAATATCAGCTTGTTCTGCTCTAATTACATCTACTACTATACCGTCTTCTACTTTTGCAAAATGTCCCATATTATATTTTTACTTTTAATTTTATTATGTCCATCTAATAACAACTTTTCCATGACCACCATTTGCGGCACGTCTATCACCGGGTGTATTTGCCCATTTATTAACTGCCCCACCACCGGCTCCTCCGCCGCGGCCACCTTCACCATCTGATGCATTCTTTCCACCTGGATTATTTCCAGTACATCCTTGACCACCTCCACCATTTCCACCATATCCGGAGGCTCCATTATTATAGCCCGAACCTCCACCTCCTCCACCGGCTTGGTATCCAGTTGGACCTCCGTATGGGAAATATGAACCACCATTTCCACCTGGTCCTCCACCATCACCTTGTCTACCGTTACCAGAACTACCACGTCCTCCACCACCGCCTGAACCAGAGCCACCCCCGCCACCTGGCCCACCGGGGTTTCCTTGTGTTCCATTACCAGCTGCTCCACCATAGTTACCACGAGAACCTCCGCCACCTGAACCACCTTGTCCAGCTGCTCCCCAACCCCAAGTACCACCGCCACCACCAGTAGCTCCTACGTTTCCAATTGCCGAACCACCACCGTTTCCAGCAGTTCCATCTACACCACCACCTCCGCCACCAACGGTTACACTAACAGGTGATGCTATATAATAATTAGTTTCAACTACACCACCAGCTCCACCGCCTCCGCCTGTATTTGCATCATTTCCTCCGCCGCCGCCGCCACCAGCAATTACTAATGTACCAAAGGCCTTTCCACCACCAGTTAAAAATGTACCAGGTGAGTTCCACTCTGCAAAGTTATGTCCACCAGAGTTAAATGTATATGCACCTTGTGCGTTAGCAAAGAATGCTGAATATCCGTGAAATTCACTCATAGAGTCTGGAGAAGACCTTCCAATAGCAGCTGATAATGTTCGTAGTGAACTATTACTATTACTTCTAGATAACTCTGCGTTTATCTGTGAAATTGATATTGTTCCCGATGGTAATGCCATATTATATTACTTTATTTAACTATAAATATAAAACTTTTTTAATTTCTCTAAATGTTTCTCTCGGTTCACCATCTGTGCAAATTGAAATAAAGTCCTCTAATGGTTCTTCATAATTATCTACAAAGTATGTTTCCCTTCCTCTTTCTTTTGTAGTGTAAAGATATATTTCTTTTACATTACAATCTTTTTTTAATGCTTCACGAAGTTCTCTGTAAGGTGCTACCATTGATATGATTACACCTTTATTTTCAGAGTCCAAATATCGAACTATATCAAATGATTTTTCAATATTTTTTAATCTTCCTTCTTTTGTATAATCGGTATTTGGAAATAACTTTCGCATCGTATCACCATCTATATGAAACATATGGTTTCCAAGATACATTTGTAACATTTTTGCTAATGTAGTTTTTCCACTACCCGGCTGTCCTATGAATAAATAAATCATAACTCTATAATTTTAATTATAAACATAAAGTTACGATTTATTTTTCACAATTCCAAATTATTTATTCTTTAATTCGTCTAATTCAGCTTTCAATTCTTTGATTGCTTCTATAATAAGTGGAACAATCTTTTCGTATTTAACCGTTAAGTAGTTCTCACCTGATTTAGATATAATTTCACCACTTTCTAATACTAATCTATCTATTGGTGCTAATACTACTACCTCTGGTAATACTTCTTGTACCTCTTGTGCCGATACTCCGACTTGTTGCTCATCTGTTGTATAACCCAATGATTTAGCCACATCACTATTTGTGTAGTGGAAACCATTTAATTGTTGTACTTTTGATAATGCGTTTTCAATATTACCAATTCTTACTTTCAATCTATCGTCAGATGAATATGCCGTAATATCACCAGTTGCAGTAATTGCTCCTTGTACTGCTATACCTCCGGTGAATGTACCACCACCAAATGGGTTTCCAGTTGGACCAGTTGGTCCAGTTGGTCCAGTTCCACCATTTGGTCCAGTTGGTCCTTGTCTACCTTGTGGACCAGTTGGTCCAGTTCCACCAGTTGGTCCAGTTCCACCAGTTGGTCCTTGATTACCTTGCGGTCCAGTTCCACCAGTTGGTCCAGTTCCACCAGTTGGTCCTTGATTACCTTGCGGTCCAGTTCCACCAGTTGGTCCTTGATTACCTTGTGGTCCGTTTGCTCCATTAGAACCATTTGGTCCTTGATTTCCTTGTGCTCCGGCCGTACCTGATGTAGCTGCACTATATGATGTTCCGTTTATAGTTAAATCACCAACTACACCAATTGAACCAGTTACTCCAAGAGAGCCAGTTATTTGAGTTGCTGATACTATTGTTACTAATGTACCATTATCTGTAATGTTTGAGTTAGCAACGTGCTCTCTACCACCACCTTTTAATAATTTGTTAGTTGTAGGGTATGTTTCATTACCTAAATCGTTATATGTTTCTGGTCCTACCAAAAATACAGATGATGTTACAGTAGTACCATCTCCTCTGTGTACAAATATAAATTCATCTAAAACTGAATCATAAAGGAATGAACCAGAACCACCCGTTGAACCACTATCTACTGAAACTACACCTGAAAATCTAACTGCTGGTGTATCAGTATTTAATATTACTGTGTTTGTCCCAATACTTACTGCCGAAGCGGTAATGTTTTGTACCGATGATGAACCTTGTACAACTAAATTAGCACTAACAAAAAGTGAACCAGTAATTACTTGTGTTCCAGTAAATATATTATCACCACTTAATTTAGCGTAAGTTGTTACTGCACTACCACTATATGCAGATGCTGATGCAAATGCTCCAGCTGCTGCTTGCGTAGCAGTTGTGATATTATCAGTTTGAGTATTGTTTGTTGTTGCTAAACTTGCTGATAAACCAACTTGAGAAGCTAAACTAGCACTAAATGATGTTGCTGCTGAACCACTATATGCAGATGCTGATGCAAATGCTCCAGCTGCTGAAGCAGAGTTGGTAGTGATGTTACCAATATTTGTGTTTATCGTTGTATAGAAACTACCACTATAAGCAGATGCAGAAGCGAATGCTCCAGCTGCTGAAGCAGAGTTGGTAGTAATATTGGTATTGGCCGATTGTGTGTAAGAGTTGAATGAACCAGTAGTTGTATAGATTTCCGCTACACCAGCTGATGATGAATTTGCTACTTGTTGAGTAACAGTTCCATTATTATCTACCACATTGATTGAACCGGTTGTGATTTGGATATTACCAATTTGGATACCACCACCTGCAATACCAGTAATTGTAGTTACTACTTGGTTATTACCCGGATTAACCATTTTGATTGAACCAGTAGAAATGTAAAGGTCTCTCCACATTTTTGCTGCACTACCCAAATCAAATGTATTATCATTTGAAGGGATAAGAGATGAACTTAAACTAGCTACAACATTTACACTGTCGGATGTATTATCACCAATTGTAATGTTTCCACCTAATGTTAAATTACCACCAATTTTTGCGTTTCCAGTAATATCTAATCCTGAACCTGAAATAGGTCCAAAATTTCCAGTACTTCCAGTTCCTCCTGCTGATAATACGATGTCTCCATTTGGACCACCAATTACTAAAGTTCCTAGTGTGGAGTTTACGAATGGTTCTCCGAATTGGAGTGAACCTGATTGTTGTGCGGTTGTACCGCGTCTAAATTTAAGTGCCATTTAGTTTACCTTTTTTTTAGTTATGTACGCTTATAAATATAAAGTTTTTTTTTATTAAACATTAAAATCCAAATCTCCGCTATTATTTATATATTTAGCAAGATGCATATAGTTGGCAGTGATACTACCAGTTGTTATATTCATTGTATCTGCACTCATAGATAAATAAGTTGTACTTGCAATTATTACTTGCATCGAGTCTGTTTGTGCAACTACTTGAGTATTTGATGATATATCTTCTATAAAACCAACTTGCCCAGCTACTGATGGTTCTAAATTAAAATCAAATGTATTATTACCACCTGCAGATGCACTAACTATTCTAGCATCTAGTGATGAACTGAAATCGGTTAGATTACCAACTCCGGTAAATGTTGATGCAGATACTGAACCAGTTACATTTATAGAACCTGTAAATTGGTGTGTATCATCTTGTGTATCACCAAACTTTGTTGAACCTGATTGAAATATTACAGATGATGAAACTACCGATATATTGAATTGTCTTGCATTAATTGCTCCTAATACCGTCAATTCATCCGTTACTAATTGAGAGCCACTAATGATGGTTGTTCCGTGATTGACGGTAAGAGTATCATTAACTTTTAGTGATGAGAATGAACCAGTCCCATTTAGAGTTAGGGAGCCAGTAATTGTTGAATTTGTTGTTAGTATTTCTTGTATTGACTCAACGGAACCTGAACGTTTGAAGAATACTTTACCATCGTAAGTATTGATTGCTACCTCTCCCAAGTTCAAAGAACCTGTATCCGGTACTTTTCCAGCTAAACCGGAACGCTTTAGTATAATGTTTTGAGCCATATGTATGGAACGTATTGGTGTTATTTAACAAGAAATATGTAGTATATACTACCTATATAAATATATAATAAAAAAATAAAACCCTCCAAAATTTGGAAGGTCCTATCTCACTTTACCTTTTAATAAATTATTTTTTAGAATGTTCCAGCATCTATACCCTCTTCTAATGCTTGCAATCTACTTGCTACTGAACCAGAGTATGCCAATACATCACCAATACCATATAATGAGCCACTAAAACCATAAGTATCTGTTAGTTCTGCGAACTTTGTACCATTTTTTCTAAACTCAATTGATGCAGTAGTTGGTGTAATATTATATATTGTACTACCACTATTTTCTAAATAACCAACATAACCCGCCGTTGGGTCTGTGTTGAAGTCATAATTGTTAGCTGCTGATATAACAACATTTGTTAATTTACTACCATCTCCAACGAATGCTGAAGCGGTAACAGAACCACCAAAATCTATATCACCTAGACCAACTATATCACCATTTACATAGATACTACCTGTTACATCCAAATCTTGTCTTACAACAAGCTCACTAAATGAACCAGTACCTATTATGTTTATATTACCAACAGTATCACTATTAGTAACAACTAACTGCTCTATGCTTTCAGCCGAGCCTGATTTATGAATATACGCTTTACCATCGTAGGTGTTTAATCCAATCTCACCAACAAAAAGTGTTGATGTAGTTGGTAAACTGCCTGATACGGCGGAGCGTCTTTGTAATATTTTTTGATTTGGTACAGCCATTTTATTTTTTATTTTATCAGTTCATTTATTTACTAAAAATAACCCCCCATTTCTGGGAGGTTATTTGTTATTAGAATGAACCACCATCTATGGTATTACTCATTACGAAATCAGTACCATTCCATTGTGCTATATCACCAGCCGTTGTAGGTGCTGCTATAAACTCAATGTTATCAGTTAAACCTCTAAATGCTAATCGTTTAGTTGAAGCACCTCCCGGTACATTTAGTGAAGCTGTTACACTACTGAATGATACATTGTTTGCCGTACCAACTCCTTGTATTGAACCACTACCTTCTAATGTATCTAGTCTACTATCTACTGAAGAAGATAAAGCGGTTACACTTGCTGCACTTGCGGAGAATGATGTTGCTACCGAAGAACTAAATGTACCAGTTACACTTGCTACCGAAGAACTTAATTGTGCTATTTGGTATGCACTAGAACTAAATGAAGTTGAAATTGCGGTGTCAAAAGTTGCGTAACCAAATGTTCCACTTAATGCAGTTTGGATTGAAGATGTAAATACATTATCACCAGTTGCTAAAAGAACTTTATATTCACTATCTTTTACACCAGCTTTCCAGTAATCATTAGTTGAATCCCAAATTAAAGAACCAGTTGCCAAATTAGGTGATGTTACATCTTTAACATATAAACCACCATTAGATGCACCCGAACCATTTAATTCGATAATATTATCACCTAATTCAATTGTAGTTGAATTAACCGAAGTTGTTGTACCTCTTACTAATAAATCACCTTGAATTGTTACAGATGAACCAGTTAGTTCAATTGCGGTTTTTAAAGATGATGAATATGTTTCTAATGCACCAATTCTATCAGTTTGTGCGTTATCCGTAGTTGCAATTGAAGCACTTAATGCGGTTTGTGAAGCTAAACTTGCAGAGAATGAAGTAGCTGCCGATGCACTATTAGCCGTTGCAGTTGCTGCACTTGCACTAAATTGAGTGTAAGCAGAGCCAGATAAGGTATTGAAATCCGATGCTGCTGATGCACTATTAGCAGTTGCAGTAAATGCACTTGCAGAGAATTGAGTATAAATTGAACCACTAAACTCACCAGTTGTACTTGCTACCGATGCAGATACTGCAGTAATACTAGCGTTACTTGCAGAGATTGAAGTAGCCGCACTCGCAGAGTTTGCAGTTGCAGTAAATACACTTGCAGAGAATTGTGTATAAGCCGAACCAGATAATGTATTAAAATCCGTAGCCGCACTTGCAGAGTTTATAGTTGCAGTAAATGCACTTGCAGAGAACGATGTTGCTGCCGATGAACTATTTGCAGTTGCAGTAGCTGCACTTGCAGAGAATTGTGTATAAGTAGAACCACTTAATGTGTTAAAGTCAGATGCCGCACTTGCAGAGTTTGCAGTTATTGTAGCTAAACTTGCAGAGAACGATGTTGCTGAACTTGCTGAATTAGCCGTTACACTTGCCGCACTTGCAGAGAATTGTGTATAAGCCGAACCAGATAATGTATTAAAATCAGATGCTACACTTGCAGATAGAGCCGTTTGAGAAGCTAAACTTGCAGAGAATGAAGTTGCTGCCGATGCAGAGTTTGCAGTATATCCAGCAACACTTGCACTAATTCTTGTATCAAACGATGCAGAATCTATGTAGTATGATTGTGTAAATGCTAAATAAGAACCAGAAATAGTTTCCAAATTAGAAACTCTTGTTCCTAATGAACCACCACCACCGATTGAACTTTCAATTGTATCTAATCTAGTATCAACCGATGTAGAGTATGCAGTTACATTACCTAAACCAGTTATTGTAGATGAACTAATGTTACCACTTACATCCAAATCACCAGTTAAAGTAATTTTACCTGCTGATTGGCTCATTATTGAATCACCAATATGGTCATCACCCGTTGCAACCATTATTCTACCAGGAGTCAAATGAACTTCATCACCCAAAGAACCAGAGTTTTTTGGACCAGAAATTAACATTGCACTCATATTGGCTTCATCACCTACATTTGGATGTTGGTAAATCCAATGATTATTTAATGAATCCCAAAATAATGAACCAGATACACCTGCATTAGAACCAGAATCTTGTACACTTATACCACCAAATCTAACGGCAGGAGTTGCGTTGTTTAATACAATTGTATTATCACCAATATCTAAAACCGATGCAGTTACATTAAATAGTGATGAAGAACCATAAACAATTAAATCGTTTGTGATGTACATCGAACCAGTAATGACCTGATTTCCTTGGAATATGTTTGAACCAGTAGTTGCTAATCTTGTATCGTTAAATTCAAGTGCATCTAATCTAGTATCTACCGAAGTTGATAATGCTAATACCGATGCTGCCGATGCGGAGAATGAAGTTGCTACTGAAGAACTAAAGTTACCCGTTACACTAGCTACCGAAGAAGATAATGCAGTTACTTCTGCTGCACTTGCACTAAATCTAGTATCTACTGATTGTGAGAACAAAGTTACATTACCAATACCACTTATTGTTGATGCACTAATGTTACCACTAGCACTTAAACTACCAGTAAAATCAATTCCATTTACAGCAGTAATTGTTACCGTTCCTGCACTATCATTTATTGCTACATAGTTAGTATCATCACCTAAAAAGGTTAATCCACCCGTAGCTTTAATATGAACATCCGTAGCTGCAGTATTATAAATTTCAAGTTGTCTTGCATCACCAACATTAGGTTGTAAGAAAATTGAACCAGTACCTTGTATTGGACCGGTAACAAGTAATGAACCTGTTATAGTTTGGTCACCATTAAATCTATTTGAACCAGTTGTTGCGTATGAACCAGTTAAGGCTTCTAAATTACCAACACGAGTTGCAATTGAACCGCCACCGCCTAAAGAAGCTTCAACCGAACCTAATCTACTATCAACTGATTGTGAGAATGGTTGGATGTTACCTACTAAATTGATTGCTTCGTTTCCATCACTACCTAATAAGAATAAGGTAGAACTACCACTTGCGTAGTAAGGAACTCCTTTAAGCATTCCATTGTAAGTAGATGCAGAAAAGATATTAGGGTTAGATGAACCCATCAAGAATCTGTTGGTAGCTTGTACCGAACCTGATTCAGGAACAATGAACGACAATGCCGTTCCGTTGGTTGTGGTTAGGTTAGCGGAGCCAGTAGCTAATACTATCTCACCTTTTTGTAGTGAGCCAGTTACCTCACTTAATTTTTCTAGACTACCACGTCTGTGTTTGATTATTTGTGCCATTTGTTTGAGTTATTCCCCTTTTGTTTTTTATCTTTATATAAATATACCAAAACCTTTTAATCAACTGTTTTTTTTTGTATTATATTTTTACCACTCACCCTGGTCTATCACATTACTTTGTGGTTGGTTATTTACAAATGGGTCAGCAGGTGCAATAGAACCCGTCTGTCCACTTATCCATAGTTGTGCAGGCACTGAAGTATCTAATTCTAAATTTAAAGAACCAGTTAAATTTGTAGCATCTACTACCGCAACTGCTCCACTTATTATTAAAGAATAACTATCCGCATCTGTTGGTACGATTGTTAAACCTTCCATCGTAACATTTTTTAATGTCATCCCATCTACGGTTTCGTAAATAGCATTTGCTAAATCAGTTCCAACCAATGAAGCTGATAATAGTGCATCTGCGTTTTCTAATTGTTTTAATGCTATAAATGTTGCCATATCCTATATTATATTCTTAAATGCTCCACAAATTAAAAAACTATCCTCATTCAAATTATCAGGAATTGTTGTTTTTTGCATTGTAAAAACTATGTTTCCTATATTATTAAATGAAACTATATAATCGGGTACATCCAATCTAATTCCGTTTATATAAATATCAAAATCTTTACTAGTTAAACTATCGTATCCCTGCATTGGTGCATATGATGTTATAGTTGCTACATAATATGTTGGATATTCTATTAAAAGATTTGGATTTAGTTTAACATCACTTGCTATATAATCAAACATATCCAATTTGTAATCCAACACCTTATCTAAATAATTTGGTTGAATTGTTTTAATTGGTGCTGATTTTGTTTTTGATGGAGTTGGTAATGTTTTTTCAGCCAATATAGAACCGGTCATATCATTCAAAACTAAATTGGACAGAGTTTCCATCTTATCTAAAAATAGATTTTTTCTATTAGATATTGCCGATATATTTGGTCTATTTTTCATTAGTGTGGTATATGTTTGAACATTCCAGTTACTCTTATATCATCCGTTGCATCTAATGTATATGGAAAGTTTGCTTTAATAAACTTCACTAATACTGAATTACCTTCATTATTTTCCAAAATGTAATCCATTGGTAGAATTGTTTGTCCGTTTACATCTATTCTTTCTTTTTCTTGCACCGAAGTTAAAGTTCCCATTAAACTATTGGGAGCTAAAATAAATCCTTCAATTATGAATATAAAATAAGTTGGATTACTTAAATCATATACATCTACTTTATGTGTGCTAGTAGTAACAAATGGTTTTACTAGCTTTTGGAAATTGCTCATATTAAACTATTATTTTACCAACAATAGAAACCTCATCCGTTAAAGGATTTAATCCACCGGCAAAAATTGAACTATCAAAATTAACAACATAGTTGTTTCCAACTTGTAATGATGTAGGCCAATATGCTTTTGAATACTTTACACCATTTATATAAACTTTAATACCATCCGTTGCCGTTACTGAAAGTTCTGCTGGTGGTGTTACTAATTTTGTATTACTAAATGTAATTTGGTATGTTCCCGTAATTACACCAATTTTACTATTATATAAGTTGATATAATCAAATAGTATTTTATTATCGTTGTAATCATTCATTGTAATTCCAGCAGTTAAAGCATCTCCTGCTGATTTGTTTATATCAGTTTCTAATGTAGTAACAACTGCTCTCGTTGATATTGATTTTTTGATTGTACTTTCGTTGTTTGCAGATTCAGGTAAAAGATATGCATAAGTTGTTAGTGAAAAATTACTACGAACCAATCTTTCTTGATTATCTGTAACTTCAGTTACACCTTCAAACCCATCTATTGTAGTTCTAAACTTAAAGCCATCACGTTCTCCCCAATACTCTTGACTAGCCCATTGGAATTGTTCAACTATACTATTCATATGCTCTGTATAGTTTGTCCAAATCATAATATCATATGTAACATTTACATAATCAGGCATCGTAATATCAATGATTTCTTTTCTAGGTTTGAAATTGTTTAACAAAGAAAACTTATCATATCTATTTTTATTGGAATATCCAACGTAAGATTGATAATGTAATTGACGATTGGGCATTGCCATCGTTTCATTTGGGGTTTGGCCGGTACGTTTGAACATAACCAATGGTAATTGTATCTTACCCCTTTGGTCTCTATATACACCATCTATTTGTGCCGATTTCCATCTTTCAGCATTTCCGTAGATTACTGGAACTGTTATTTCTTTACCATCCAATTTTAATTTTGGAACAATAATATCTCTCATATACGAAAAGATTGCCTCATCCACATCGTATATACTAATACCACGTTTGTATGTAATACCTTCTCTCGGCATTTGCTCTGCACGATTGATTGGTTTTTGTAGTGGATTATTTGTTGCCATATTATTCTACTCTTGGTTTAATATTCAATTGTGATAATCTAGTCAAACGAGTTGTACATTCAATACCAAAATTGTTTTCCGATTGCATACCTACCAATTGTGATTGATTGGTATTTGTAATTTCATAAAAACTATCATTGAAATAAAAGAAATCACCAACTTCTGGTAATATATCTTTGACAATACAAGTGTCTTGATTTACTCTTACAATTACTTCTTGTTCTGTATCTTGTCCAAATCCATCATATTGTTGAGTTTCATCACCGTATTGTAAAACTGCAAATACAGATACACCATCATAGTACGATTTGTCTAATGACTCACCATATAGATTTACTTTTGTTTCACCCACTATAAGTTTATAAAAGAACACTTGAGTTTGGATTACAGAATCCACAAGCTCTCTACTTATATTTTGGAAAAAATTGTAATCTCTTGTACCTATAAAACGTGGCATACTATTATCCTATATAAAATGGCATTGGTATTTTATTCAACATCTTTTGTACATTATCTGCTTCTTGCATTCTGTATTCCATTTGTTTTGGTCTACTCAATTCTTCCAAATTCTGTCTCAATTGCTCGTACAATCTATCTTTATCGTTTTGTGCTTCTGCTCTCAATGCTGCACCATCCAATGAAACCTCACCCTCTGGAATTGGAATAGTTGCGTATTTCTCTCTAATAGCACCTAATAGTTCCTTTGCTAATGCTAATGTATATTTCCAAATCCATTGCTTACCAACTGAATTGATTGTTCTATATGGAATAAAATCGTAATTTACATTTGAGTAAGATGATACTGCACCTGCTTTCTTTTGAATTGCATTTTCATCTCTATCATCCACTACAATATATTCAAACCACATTTGCGCCGGTGTTTTATCCGTAGGAGCAGGAAAAATGTGTAGTTCATTATTTACTATGTTAAATGTATATGCACTTCTACGAACCTGGTCATTAAATTCAATTGCCTGAATACGAAGTAAATCTTCATATATTGGCATCATTACAAATTGTGCCGCTGGTGAGAATGAACTAAATCCAAATTCATCCATAAGGTTTAGAGTACCTTTTGCAGAAACTGCATATGGGTCAAAGAAACGAGAGATTGCGGGTGTGTTTTCATAAAACACCTTTTTAATTTCAATTCTTTTTCCACTTTCACTTACATCTGCCCATAGGTGGTTCAAATCATATTTACTTACACCAATTTGAGTTTGGAATGAACCTGATTTTTGTGATGTATAACCACCAACTTCTGCTTCTTGTCCATAAGAATTTGCAATACGGATTAAAGAACCGATATTAGTTCCCTCTACATATGTGTTTGTAAAGTTAGAACCAGTAGATTGCCCCATCAAATTAGATAGGTTATTACGGATGTTGAATTGATTTACTTGTGCAGAGTATTCACTAATTGATTCCTCAAAACAAGCATATATGTTTACGGGTAGTAATTCAATGTTTTGAATTGGATAACCTAATCGTTTTGCAACCCAATCGCCCACACGAGGTCCGTCTGCTTGGAAGTTTATATCTGTATCATAAATTCCGAAAGGAGTTGAACCGGAGATTGCAGAACCACTTCCCGGCCAGTTTATACTAGTTACTAAATCTGCTGCCATAATTTGTTGTTATATACCTAATATAAATATACGATTTCTAAAATAGGATATAACAAAAAAACTACCCACAAAGTGAGTAGTCTTTAACACAATCAAAATGAAAAATCAAAAAAAGAAACCTAATCTATATTTTTACAAACCTTGCTCCCTTCGAAGTTGTTGGTTGTCATATTCAGCTTCCGAATACTCTACCACTTTTAAGTAAGGGTCAAACTTTGTTTCGTAGTAACCATTTAGGTTAGCAATTGAAATCATTGTATCAATGAATGACTTACGAACATAAGTCATATCAGATGAACCAAAACCCTGGTCTTCAGGCCAATCAGAGTAATCTTCAGCTACCTCATTTAATGCATCGTAAACTGCATCCATATAGGTAATAACTCTATTAGTAAAACGTCCCTCAACAGGAAAAGTATTTTTAATAGTATCAAACCCCTCGATTAAAGAAGCGGTGGCTAAAACTGAATTAAGATTAAATGGAAGACTCATAGTAGATATATTTAAAATGTTTAACTCTTATTACTCTATAAAGGTAAGCATAATAAATGGGAAAGTCAAGTCTTTCCCAAATTATTTTTTAAATATTTTGTAATGCTTTTTGAATAACATTTTCAGTATAAGAATAACCTCTCAACTTCTCAATCGCTTTCTCCAAAGTTAATACTCCCCATACATACTCACCGGCCATCATAGCTTTCAAGCTACGTTTTGCTTCTGGCCAAGTACCATAGGGTGCTTTACCATTGAAACTCACATACTTTGCACCAAACTCTAATTCAGTTCCGTTATCAGTCTTACCATTATCTCCGTATTCGTAGATGTCATGCATCCCGTCATAATGTCCACCTTTGAACATATTACAGAACGAAGCGATTTCACGATAATCATCAGTACCATATTCTAACTCCGAACCATCAGCGTAACAAGCATAAAGGTCAGATGAACAACCATTAGCAAAGGTTTCTGATTTACCCCATACTAACATATTAGGATATTTAACTTTCATCCATTGTTTGAACATCAAAGGAACTTCTTTTCGTCCAATAGAAATAACTGGATTAAGTAACGCAACTCCTGAATAAGAGTGAGTACGAAGACAATTTACAGGTAACTCAAAACGGATACCCAAGTAATCAAATTTCGTTGTATTTTTCATAATTTTATGTTTAATGTTTAACCCTCATTGGTTTAATAAAGGTACAAAGAATAATTGAGAATGTCAAGCTTTTAGCAAAATATTTTTCAATTATTTTCATCTTTTTTTGCAATAATTTCCAAGTCACCTTGAACCATTACTTTCCTTCCATACACATCATCAAATACAATACCACGACCATAAACTCTAAATGAATTTGCATAATATCGTTTTCCATTTTCCGATGTAATTTCATACTTTGCTTTATCCGTTTTACCAGGTATTGCAAATGCAAGTGCCGCTGCCATTGACATAATCACCAATGCTCCAAAAATTGCTAATCCGCTTTTAAATGTTGCCATCTTTATCAAAATTTTTAAAATCGTTAATTAAATAAACCAAACCACCAACAAATAGTGATGCTAATAAGACGAGATATACCCCATCTACTACATAATCCATTGTTTTATAAATGTATCCTAACATAGTTTTATTATTTTAAGTTTAAAAGAAAAATGCATTCCATACACACTCAACAGGCCTTTGATACCTCTCACCAGCTCTATGGTTATGTTGGGCAGAGAATGAATGAGATGGATAAATGGATTTAACTACCTCCATTGTACACGTCCCAGCGTACTCATTAATACCTATCAGTTTTGCTCGTAAGGTTGGAGAGAAGTTCTCTGGTGTATCCTCACCTATTACCTTAACTAAATCCGTAATCTTACTATCTGAATATTTCATAGTTTTATTATTTAAAAGATTTTAAGTTCATTATAAGAAATGCGTTGGTTTTTTTGTAAACCGATTCGGCAACTAAATTGTTGGCAAACATAACATCATTTTTTGTGATAGTATTTATGATGTGGGATTTACTTAAAAAATCAAAACCACCGGTCAATGCCGCAATGTAAAAATGAAAATCTGTGAATCGTTTCATATTGAATTATTTATGTTTAACTGATGTTTAGTAAAGGTAAGCAAAATAAATGAGAAAGTCAAGTCTTTTCTTAATTATTTTACAAACTATGTCCTAATTTATTATGTATGGAAACCATATGTTTGCAAGGTGTGTATCTACGGAAACTTCTTGCTTCACAATTACAATCTACAATTTTCCAATCTTCAACTGAAACTTTGTAGTATTTTAACTTTTGGGTCTTTTTATCTCTACTACCCATTTCTTTGTAAAACCACTTCATATCTTTGTTGTTTAGTAACCTAACATTTTTAAAACTCGCAATCCAAACCAAATAAAATCTAAAATTTTCATATCTTTAACTCTTATTACATAGTAAAGGTAAGTAAAAATAATGAGAATGTCAAGTCTTTTCTTAATTATTTTTTAGACATAAAAAAACCCACCGAAGTGGGTTTAGATATTTTTGTAAATTTATATTATTCCAAAATAATCATTGCACCTGATGAAATTGTTAAATATATCGGGTAGCAAGGAAATATTTGATGATTATCAATTGATGTTAAATTTATAACACCACCACCTGCTAATGCTACACTACCACTTGGGTTTCCTTCACCTCGCATAACTCCCCAAACATTTGGATATGCCGTTCCTTTTCCTAATGCAACCGAACCACTTACGGTTGATACTTTATATGCTCTATATTCTGCCATTTTATTTTTATTTATAATTTTAATGAACTATTGCTAAAAAATCACTTGCAGTATAGATATAAATATCACCTGCTACTAACCCGCCTGCTAATGCAGCTGCATTATTAGCATATGTTGGGATATTTGCAATGTTTAAACGATTTGCACCATTCGAACCAATTACAGGTGTATTAGAACCACTTGCAAATTTAATATATCCAGTTGCTGCATTTTGTACACCTGATACTTGCATTGTATTTGAACGATTTACATCACCAATCCAAGCATCATCACCAACTTTAAAGTTTTGTCCACCACCATTGTTGGTTGCGAAGAATTTATCTTGTGTAGAATAACTACCACTTACACCAATCGAACCACTTAATGCGGCTATTGATGCGCTTAAAGATGTAATATCAGCATCGGTTGCTAATCCAGCCACATCCAATGGTGATTGGATTGCTTCTACTGTTGAATATGCAAATTGAAATCCATCTTCCGTTACTACCATCACTTTGGTACTACCACTCGGTGCTATAATATCTAAATCGTATGCTCTATGTAATGAGTTTGCCATTTTAATCCTATTGTTTTTATATTATATAAATATATAGTTTTCATATAAACAAAAAAAAGAGAGGATTTCTCCTCTCTCTTTTCACTTTACTTTTGATTGTTGGATTAGATATTAGCCAAACCTTCAACCAATACTTTACCGTAAAATTCTGGACGAACCAATTTTTTAGCGTAACGAGTCATAACACCTCTACGTGGAGTGAAGTTATCTGGGTCGTACACCAATGGAGTCAAGATTAAAGGTACATATGGAGCATAAACCGCACCAGTCTCAAGGAAGTTATTTCCTTTGTAACCCAATAAGATTTCGTTAGAAGTCATGTAAGGGTTTTTGTAAACTGTGTAACGATTAGCCAAAGAACCAACTTGAGTTACACCAGCTGCGAATTGTTTAGCATCTTTATCAGCGTTTACAGAGAAAGCTGGGATTGATTCTAAAATAGTACAAACGTCTGGAGAAGCAACGATAAAGTTAGCTCCACCACGCATTGTCAATTGGTGAATCTTGTTAGATACTTTGTTTAATTTAGTTCCTAAAGTCTGGAACCAAGTGTTTTTAGTGTAAGCACTTGCGTTAGATGAATCTGCATCAATTGCAAATTCTGAACCATTCCACTCATTACCAATCTTTGTAGACCAGTATTCAGTAGTTAATGCGTTTCCTTTCAATAAATCCAAGATTTCCAAGTCAATCTCTAATGAGATATATTCAGATAACATAGCAGTCAATTCAGCTTCTGCATCAATTGAGTGGTAAGCGTTCAAATCTTGTGCCAATTCTGGAGTCCAAACTGCTTTCAACTTACGAGTTTTAGCAACGATTGCCTCTGATTTCAATTCTAAATCTACTTGAGGAATGTTCAAGTTAGTTCCACCTGATGGGTTGTTGATAGGGTCTCTATCTTCGAAATCACCACGAGATGTTGCAGTTGGCTGTACAGAATATACTAAACCAATAGTTGCAGCAGTTGAACCTGAAGCCAATACTGATGAACTTACGATTAATGATACAGTACCATTAGAAGAGTAAGTAGTCAATGCTGGGTAGTAAGTGTTGATTGAACCAGAAGTTCCACCTTGTAATGAACCAGATACATAGAATGAACGTACTGCGTTAGTGTCAGCAGATAATGCTGCAACTGAAGCAGATGTTAAAGTAATTTTGTACAAGTTACCAGCAGCAACTGAAGCCGATAAAGATGAATCAAAATTGATGTCAGATAAAGCAGTAACTTTAGCTGCAGTAGCGAAAGATACGATAGCAGAATTATCATTTACTGAATATGCATAACGTCCTTCACCGTAAAGACCATTTTGAGCTACGTTAGTTGAACCTAACTTCGCTGCAGATGTTCCACCATATAATGATGTGCTAGATGCATCACCATATCCTTTTCCAGTTGTACCATATTTGAAATCCATGTAGAAAATCAAACCTGATGGTAAGTTCATTGGTTGTACCGAAACAAATTCCTTTGCTGCGATTTCACCGAATATACGGCGAACCAATGGTAAAGCTACACCAGACCATTCTTCAGAACCACCTGAAAAACCTGTCTTTGTAGTCTCATCTAATAATTGTTTTGCTTGGTTTTCTAAAATTACAGCCATTCCGTGCTCTTCAGTTGCACCAGTTAAGCCTTCTAATAAACCAGTTTTTTCCCACTTGTTTTTCAACCCGCGAGTTTGCTCAAGCATAACCGCAGTTGGGTTTTTGCCTTCCATTAATTTGTTTAAATTAAATTGTGCCATTTGTTTTGTTCCTTATTTGTTATTTAATTAATCCTGCTAATTGTTTAAATCTATCAGAGTAAGCAGAATTTTCGCTGATGATTTGTTTTTTTACACCTGTACTCTTTTGTGGTTTAGAAGCTCCTTCAGTAATTCTCTTTACAGATTGTACTTTCTTAACACTTCCACCCATCTTCATAGATTCGGCGATTGTTGAGTAAACCAATTTCACTTCACGAATTGTTCCAGTTCTATCGAATGAATCAATAACTTTTGTTTTTTGTTCGTTAGTCAAATTGTATCCTCTAAATAATTTGTTAGAATATAAAAGTTTAGCGTTCAATAAGTTAATCTCATTGATTGTAGACTTCAAAGTTCTGATTACAGATATTGCTTGTCTCAATTCATTTTTCAATGATTTTGATTCTTCTACTGCTTTCTTCTCTTCTTCTTCCGCTGCTTCTTCATCTTCTAATTCTTTGATGATAGATTCGATGTTTAATTCTTCTTCACCATCTTCTTCTTCACCTTCTTCCATTTCAGGAGCTTCTTCTTCGCCGTTTTCACCTTCTAATTCAGCTATTTGCTTTCTTAATTCAGCAATTTTTTCTGCGTTAGGGTTTTCGTCTTCGTATTCACCTTCTTCCATTTCTTCTTCACCATACTCACCTTCTTCCATTTCATCTTCTCCTTCTGCGCCCAATTCGTCTTCTAATTCACGAATGATTGCTTCCAAATCTAAATCATCTTCCGATGGAGCTTCCATAGAATCATCTTCCATATCTTCACCTTCTTCCATTTCAGCTGCATCTTCCGCTGCATCTTCCATTGAATCTTCATCTTCTTCTTCTGTGATTGATTTAGCGAAATCGTAATCTTCTAACTCATCTTCTGGCTTACCAGAAGTTTTAGTTACGTCTGCTGCACCTAACTCATCTTCAGCTTCTGCTGAATCTAATGTTGGTTGTGCACCACCCCCAATGTTAGAAGAACTTAATTCTTCTTCCATTTTATCTTCTTCTTCCTCTTCTCCCTCATGCATTTCGTCTTCAGCTTCCATATCTTCAGCTTCTGCACGTAATTTTTGAGAAAGAATTGACTTCAAACGAGGAGTAAATGCTTCCTCTAATTGAAGTTTTGCGTTTGCTAATGCAGTTTCTCTTACAGCTTTAGCATCGGCGATTGCTTCTTTTAACAATTTTGAACTTGCCATTTTTTATACTTGATTTTTTCTAAACCCATTGATTTCGGGTCTAATAGAATTTTGTTAGATTTTCGGTGAGTTTATATAAGGATAAACTATTCATCAACTAACAGGATATTAACCAAATGATATTGGTATTACATTATATAGATATATACTTTTTAAAAAAAAAGTAAATTATTTATATAAACTACGAAATTTTTTTGGTATTTCTTTTAATTTTTTACCTCTGTAAAGGTCTTTTTGCTGAACTAATTGTTTTCTTTCAGCTTTTTCCATCATTTCTCTTTTAGTAACGGATGGTTTTGTAAATTGTTGTCTATCTCTTAATTCTTTAACAACACCAATTGCATCAAACTTTTTCTTTAATTTCTTTAATGCTCCAGCTATATTGCCGTCTTTTACTTCAATGTTAATCATAACTTTACTTTTGTTCTACTTTAGTATAACGTTGATTTTTATCGTTTTGTATTCTTTTCTTTGTTGATTTTACTTTATCATAAGATGGAGCACCATTGATATATCCACCAGGTAGGGATAAACCTACACCTGCACCACCAGGAAACCCATCTTCTTTAACCATAGATTCTGAACAACCGATTGCATCATAGAACTTACTATAATCAAACTTTATTCCTTCGTCTTTAAATTGTCTTACCATATTATCAGCAATAGATTTACGATTTTCTACATCTAATACTTGATTTAGAATATCAACAATCCCATCTACCATTTGGTATTCGTTATTATCTAACTTTTCTTTTAATATGGTTTTTAACTTTATCATTATAGTTTCTTTAATAAAGTATCCATATCAATTTCAAATGCGTAACCTGCACCACTATATCTTTTATCTGCAATAACTTTCAATCCTAATTTCTTTTCTAAACGGATTTGAACTAATGATAAGAAATCATCTTCTCCACCATTACCTAATTTAGATATTACATTTTCAATTTTTGATTTATCTTTTATAGATTTTGGAATTAAAACAATTTTACCATTATTTGAGGATGCCATAAACTCAACACCACTTGCTTGCGCAAAATCTAACTTTGTAGTTGCTTCTTCTATTACCTCTTCTTTGACCTGTGATTTGAATGCAGTATGGTATGGATTAGAATAAACAACTCCTTGCTCAAACTTACCATATCCTTTAACCAAATCCGTTAGCTTTATCATTATCCTATATAGCAATTAAGTTCGTATCCGTTTTTCATTCCGTATACCTGAATATGTAATTGTTTGTTTGATGGTTTTCCACCTTTAGTCAATTCAACCGATACTTTATTAGTCTTTCCTTCCGATGGTTTACGAGGTCCCATTCCTATCTTTCTAAATGAGTCATCATCATCTACCATATATCCTCTCTTCAAAGCGTATTCTTTTGCAGTTTGGATTGCTTCAGTATAAGATTTGTGATATACTTTTAAATCGTTTGCTTCGTTCAAAGACTCTACTACAATTACCATTTGGTCTTTTTGTGGAATTGTATATTTTTTATTTCTTTTCCACGGAGTTAAAATTGCGTTACCTTCTGCATCTTTACCTACTACTTTTGATAAATACGATTGTCCGATATTTTTAAAATCATTAGCGTTCTTTCCTACCCAAACATAATCTCCGTTTTTGGCGTTTTTCTCAAAATCAGAAACATTGTTGTATTGTTTTTTGATTTTCATTTGACCATTGGAGTCAAACTTTATTTCGCTTAATAATTCTTTTAGCTTTATCATCTTATTTTTGTGCTCTTAAATCTGCTAAATCATCTGAACCAATATCACCATCTTTATCAACATCTAATTTGTGTTGATTTCCAACTAACTTTTCGTTACGGATACCTAATCTTTGATTTACTTCTTCTTCACTTAATTCACTAACACCATAGTATCTACCTATAATGTGTCCCATATCTTCGTATAGGTTTTCCATTTGTGAATGTAATGATTTTGCTTCGTTAGCAATCTTTTCGAATTGAGATGATAGTTTCCCTAGCTCATTCATATTTCGTTTGACTGTGCTCTCGTCAAAGTGATTACCAGCTTCTTTATTAGCGAACTCACTAGCTGCATCTGTGATTGCACCCAATGTTTCAGCGATTTGTGCCAAATCATTTTCATTCTTTAACTTTGGTCCAAATGAACCATAAGTAGAAATGATTTCTAAAAAGTGTCTTCTTGCTTCGTTGCTTAAAGTTTGTTTAGATGCACCCACACCTTCACCTAATAATTTCTTTAACTTTATCATATTATTTTTTATTAAATATTTCAATTACATATCTAATTTAACTTTAGACTTAACCATATCTAAATTTTTCATAAATATTTGTACAGCTTCTCCAGCATCTTTAGTTTTTCCAAAAGATTTTATTATTTCACCTTCTTCAGTACCTAATGTTACATAATATTTATCACCTTCTTTAGCTATACCATATTTTATAGCACCATCTTTTGTAGATAAATAATCCATTTCGCCAGCATCACTATCTTCATTATCCATTTTAGCATAAATTTCTTTTGGAAGTGCATCCGATATATGGTTTACTTTTTTAGCTGGAGTGGATGTTGAAGTTGATTTAGGTTCTAATTTTTTTGGTTTACCAAAAATATTTCCGTTTGAAGAACTTCCAGTAGATTTTGTAGATTGCGATTTATCTTTTATAGCAGTATGTGTACCTGCTTTAATTGCAGAATCTCTATGTTCTTTTGATTTAAATACCGACGTGTTACCTGTTTTCTTATTAGTAGCAGTAAACGTTTCTTCGTTCAATAATTTCTTTAACTTTATCATATTATTTTGCTTCAAATTGTTCTATAAGTTTGATTGCCATATCAATATGTTTGATAGCTTCTTTGCTATAAGGTGCAATGTTATGCTTAACCTCTTTCAATCTATCTAATGATTTTTCACGAGTCATTGCGTGCATTGCTGCTTCTAACAAATCTCTTCTTTCTTGCTCATTAGATTTGGCTTTAATCTTATTAGAAGCCATATATTGCGTTATATTAAATGCCATATTTTTATTAGTTTAATTCTTCTATTATTTGTCTCATTAAATCTTGTGATTTACACCACTTTCCACACTCTTCGATTTCTCTTTTCACACTTTCGTTCATAGAAGTTGGTGATAAAAATGCACCATGTGTAGATGGATTAGATACAAAATCCCAACCAATTAGTTCAAAATCTTCTTGTACCATTACAGTATTATCTCTCATAGGTTTAACTGAACCCATACCTCTACTGCTAATACCCAAACGGATATTGTGTTTGAATAATTCTTTTAAGATGTTACCAGATGGAGTTGAAAGAACTTCTACTGTCCCACATAAATCACTACCATCCCACCAAATTTCTTTAATGTTATGTGATACATTCTTTAAGTTAATAACGGTTGATTCTGGATGGTCTAATTCACCCAATGCTCTACGCTCTTGTATTAGGGTTTCGTATTTCTTTGCTTCCCTCTGTAATATGTTAAGAGGATAGATACGATGATTTTGGTTAGGAGCATCTGCTCTTTGCAAAACACCTTTAACCAAAAACTTGCCGTTTTCATCTTCTTGTAGCCTACCTTCAAAAAGGTTGTGTTCTATTAATAATCCCATATCTTATGCTAGTAAGTAGTAATACTCTTTAAAATGTTTGATTCGGTCAGCCAATCCAATTGTACCACCATTTACTCTTTTTGTTATTTGTGTAACTACCGCATCGGAAGACCCACCATCAGCTAACTTATGTAATCCGTTTTTAGAGAAAAACCAAGCGGCCGAGAGTAAAGCGTACTTTGAAGCAACCACATCTGGGTTTGCACAAACATCTTCACCGATGGACTTACCGAATGCGGTATAGTTTTCCTTTCCAGTTAATTGAATATACCCACGCCCTCTGAATTTGTAGCCCTCACGAGTTGCTTCAACTCCATTTCCCATACGTCCACCATATACTCTACTTGCAATCATCTCCGGCTTTCTTTGATATGCCGTTGCCATTGCTACCGTTGGAAAGTATTTCTTAAATATACCCATCAATCCTTTTGCAGAATAGTTTAGGTTTTCTTGTGTTGCTTTGAAACCACCACTTTCATGTCCACATTGTGCCAAAAAGTGTGCTAATCTTAAAGGAGTGTTTATACCAAACTTCGCTGCCGTATCTGGAATCATAGCAATTACATTGGCAGGAATATGTCCTTTTAATTTATCTAATTTTAAACCAGGAAAAGATGGTGATGCTACTACTACTGGTGCAGGTGCTACAACGGGTGCTGGAGTTGGTGTTGCTACTACTACTGGTTTAGGAACTGGGGTTAAACCCATAATCTTATTCCAAGTATTAGGTCCAACAATACCATCAGCAGTCAAACCATTTTTGGCTTGCCATGCTTTTACTGCATCTTCCGTTTTTGGTCCGAAATTACCAACTGGGTCTAGTCCCAATTTAACCTGTAATTTCTTTACATCTTCGTTATTATCACCTCTCTTCAATAACATAATTAATCCCTCTCTTGTTTTGCTTTCCAAGCTGCATCTACTTTATTAAAAAATGCTTTCTTTTCATCATCACTCATAGATGGAATAGATTTACCAGCTTTATCCATTACTTTTTGGAAAAACTTTTGGTATTCTGCTTCCTCTTGCATTACCTCTCTTACGATTGATTTTAATGCTTCTCTCTTTAATGATTTTTGCTTACCCATAGTTTGTGGCAATCCGTTTGCTACATTTTCGATACCTTCTTTTACTACTTCTTCTTTAATTTTTTTAGATGCTAATTTAGAATCGTGTTTTGATTTATTAGATGTATATGAACCATCACCCCACCACGCTACAATTGCATCAGTATCGGCAGTTGAATGAAATCCAGAACCTGCATTAAATACATCTACAAATTGTAATCCTTTTTTAGATTTGATTAGGTCTTTAGCAAATTGAATTGCCTGTCTTTCATTACTAAACTTTTTAGCAGCTCTTATACCATCTGAATAATGAACTTCATATGCTTCTTGAACTTGTGCAGTTCTTGAACCAATTGGTCCACCTAATGCTTTAAGAGTAATGATACCCGATTTTTGTAAATGTCTCATATTAAAAATCTATAATTGTTCTTGCTATTTTATTTAATCTTTCTTTTATACGAAAGATACTTGTGTTTGTTCTTTTGTAAAAATCTTCGTTCTTTACTCCGTTTTCCATTTTAAGTTTGTTGTACCAACCTAAAAATCTTTCTACCTCTGCTAATTGGTTTTTGATTTCCCTAACACCTAAATTGATTTTTTGTTCTGGTGAACGAGTTTCATCTCTTTTAAGTGCTAACCAACGATTTTCAGCTAATTCATATCCAGTTCCAGATGATTTAGCTTTACGCTCTTTATCAGCCTGTGTATTTCTACCAAACGCAAATGGAGTTTGATACCCGTCTACCGAAGCAGTTGTAGTTTCTTCGTTAGTTGGTGTGTTCCTTTCACGAAGTTTTTTACGAACTATTTCTTTTAATCTATCTCTACTAGATAATTCCATTTTGAGTTCCCTTTAATACTTTATCCAACTCATATCCCATAATAACAGATGTAATGTGTGTATCTGTAATTTTAGATGCAGTTTTGATTTTATTCAACTGATTGATTGTTTCAGCTAACTTTATTTTGGTAACTTTATCTTTGATTTCTTTACCAGTTTTAGTTAGTTCTTTGTTTAATTGAACAACTTCGTTTGTAATAAATGCTTTAAGATTATCAGAGTTAGTAAATGAGTTGATGTATTCTTTTAAAATACCCTTTTGTTTCTCATTTAAGGATTTGTATTTTTTATTAAAGTTCTCCACCAACATTTTGTATGTTAGTAAACGAATTTCTTTATCTTCTTTTTTAAGAGCTTCGTTGATTTTATCTACTGCCTTTAAGTTTGTAGATGGTTTAGATATAAGATGCTCTACGATTGCAAATTTAGTATTTACAAAATCTTTTGGGTCATAAGAATTTTCAGTATTCAAATTAAATTCAAATATCTTATATACCGAAGCAAGAACTTTATAGTTTGGAACTTGTGATTTTAAAAAATCATCTATTTGATAATTTTCTTTTATTTCTTTGATAAGATTATACTTTTCTTTAAGTATTTTTTTCTCATCTAATTTTTTACGATTATCAATTACTGCATCAATAAATCTTTCTGCACGATTTTCTGAATTATATTTTTCATTTACGATGAATTGATATAATTTTAATTCGTTTGCCAGTTCTGTTTTAGAGTTAAAATACTTCTTTAACAATCCCTCCGCAATACTTTTACGATTTGAGAGAATATCAGAGGTTACTTGACGAACCAATAGTTCGAAAAGAAAACCCGTATTTCTAAACTTTGAGTGTTTTATCTGTTTCATTTATTCTTTATTCCAAATATAAATATATAATATCTATTTAATAATAATTTTATTCGATTATATTTTGCTCATCCATCATACTCTTACCTTCCATTATCACTTTTGCTCCACCGGATTTTAGAGATTTTTTGATTGATTTGATGAAACTTTCATTGCTTCTACTTAATTTTCTCAACTCTTTATCGCCAAAAGCATCTCTACCATACATATGGTCATCTTTACCCATACGATTTACATCACGCGGTCTACCCGATGCTTTTGCTTCATTTGGTGATTGACCTAACTTTGATTTTAAATCTTGTATAGTTTTTTCAACATCCAATGGCTCTCCTGTTGGGAACTCTTCTTCTGGTTGTTCTTCTTCAGGTTGTTCTTCACCACCTTGTTGTGGTTGTCCAGCCATCATACCACCTTGCTCTTGCTGTCCTTCTGGTTTACCGGTTGTTTCTAAATTAGTTAATACAAATGTATTTTTAGCATCTTTAACTAAACCTTTTTTCATATCTTCAACATCATCATCGCTGAAATTGAATACATTCTTATACATCCAATCTTTTGAGATAAGTTTTAAATCACCCATTGTTCTAGCTAAATCTACTTTAGATGCCCATAATTCAATTTTAGATTGTTCGTAGATTGTATATGGGATAGTTAATGATAATTCAAAATCAGCTAATGTTTCATCCTCAATACCTTGTGAGTATAAGTGAATGATTGCAATCTTTTCTAATTCAGATGTTACTATTCTTTGAACTCTTTCAATTGTTTTAGCAAATCTCATATCCATAGCTGCTAATGTAGCTTTTGAATTACCATCTTCTAAAAATCCTAAATGTTGTTTTGGTATTTTTAATGCCGCAAACATTTTATCTTTTAAGTAGTTTATATCATCAATAGGAGCATACTCTAAACCATCCAAATTTTCAATAGATGTTCCACTATCATTACCACGAACTGGCAGATAGAAATCTTCCATCAAGTTTTGAATGTTATACTTTAAGTTGTACTCACCAGTATCTGCATTAATAATTGGTGCTTTCTTTGATTTGTTGATAATACGTTGAATGTAATTATCAATCTCATTTGTAGGAATGTTACCCACATCAATTTTGTAGATACGCTTTTGTGGTGCTCTTGATATACGATGTATAATCATTGCATCTTCCATCAATGTAATTTGTTTCCACAATCTTCTTGCACTTTCTAACATAGATTTACCATAAGGTAAAAAGTTAGTATCAGTCAACATACGAAAGTGAGCAATCTCATAGTTTTCGTATTCTGTTTTTTGTCCAGCTACATAAAGTGATTTAGTTGCTAATGGAGTATGAACGAATTTAACTGCTTGCCAATTGTTTGGGTCAAATCCTTCAACACGAGTAATCTCATAAACTGAAAGTGGTTGGATACCAACTACACCTAACTCTTCTGCAATCTCAATATGTAAAAAGTGGTCACCATATTTAACCAAACTTCTTACCCAAGGGAATAAATTAAATTCAACATTTATAATATCGTAGAATAAGTTTTCTAATATGGATTTTATTTGTTCGTTATTTGTTCTAACTTCTAATACCTTTCCGTATTCGTTTTTAGATGTAGACTCTTCTGCGTAAATATCCAATGCAGCACCAATGATTGGGTCAGCATCCATAGCATCATAATCTCTAAAAAGTTCTTGTCGTATTTGTTGGTAAGCAAGATAGTTCTCATAGGTATTATTCATAGCCGATGAGTGTAATCTCATATATCTATCACGTAGATTGGTAGCAATTGCTTGCGTTTCATCGTAATCAATTACCTTTAACTTATTCCCTTGCTTTCTTACGATTACCGATGTGGAGAATAGTTTGTTTAACCTACCAAAAAATGATTTATCTGTTGCCATTTACTTCTGTTTGTTTAATTATATAACCTTTATTTTTTTACTCATTTTTACCACTTTTAGGTGTTTAGTGGTAATTTATAGTTTTACTCAATTTTACCACTTTCTACAAGACCAATATCTTGCTTTGTGTCTTGGACCAGGTTGGTCACAATTATGTCTAGCTCTAAACGATTTTCTTGCGTTAGGATTAGATTTTCTTATTCGCATTGTTTTTTCACCTTTGGATGCTGCAGATGTACCACCATGTCCAAAGTTTACTTTAACAATATTACCTGCTGGATTTTTAACATATACTTTGAACTTTTTAACATCCCCACGCGTTGGTTTACCCAATTTCACTTCTCTACCCTGATATTCTGCTTCAAATACACAATTACAATTATCTTCTTTTAATTCGTTTGTATATCCTTTTAGATATTTGATGAAATCTTCCATGTCATCATCTTCAACATCTAACTCATCATAATCATCTGTGTTATCGTGTCCACATTTATGACAAACATATGGAGTTTTTCCACCATCTTCTAAATCCCATTCCCATCCACATTTTTCACATTCTACTGATTGAGTTTCATTTTCATTAACGGGAACACAATTTGGAACTTGATTTCCACCTTTATCCTTCATTCCCACTTGCTTATATCCATCCCAACAATCTTCACATAATGCATTAGCTTCTCCTTCGTTACAAGTCTTCCAACCACCACCTTTTGATTTATAGTTCTTTGCAGCCCAGCCATTCGCATACGCAGATGGATAAACATCAAACTTTGATTTAGCTGCCGATTTAGATGCGGACCATTTTGCCGGGTCAGTTGGACAATTTTTTTCTAAAAAAAGATTTAATTTTTCGTAGATATTCATACTTTCCTTTTTTGGTTTTGTAGAAACATATATTGGTGTTTTACCCTGTCCACTACTACTCTTACCACCTCTATCTGCATCATTTTGTGCTGCTCTTTTTCTTCTAGTTGCACTTTCTTTTTCTTTTTTACTCATTCCGGCAGCTTTTGATGCTGGAACACATTTTGCATATCCTTTCTTCTCACCCGAAGTGCCGCATGGAGGATGTTTCCCATCAACTTTCTTGCCGATGTTTACCCACTTTTCCTTAAACCACTTGCGTAGGTCTTCTTTTACTATATTACGCAATTTTATATTACCATTCATATACAATATATAAATATAAAGAAATTCAGTTTAACCTATCGTAGTAACCAACGCAAGTCTTCAAACTCATCATTTTTACCCGTTTGCATTTTGTATGGGTCATCACCAAATTGGCCGGGTGTGTATAAAGTATCATAAGATGTTTGTACGAAACCATCAATAGAACGTCTTGTCAAATCAATACCTTCTTGTCTTAAACGGAGTGCAGTATCTCTAATCCACAATCCCATTCCTAATGCCATTACCAAGTCATCATTGTATCCTCTTGCTGCTTCGGCTCTACCATTGTGCCAAATAAAGGTAAAGAACTCATCTATCGTTCTTTTACTATGGATAATAACACTCATATCTCGCATATAAGTGTCTATCTTTGATATTACTAACGGACGAGTTTTAGATGATATACTAAATCCTGGTACCATTTGCTTTTCATCTCTGTAAAACTTATTAGTAAATTGAGTATCAATATCTACATACTTAACATCTCTGTTAGACCAGAATAGATTTTTGTAGTTTCTATCTAAACATTGTTGAATTGTTGTCCAACCAATTGATGCATTATCAATGATTAGTAAAGCATCGTTATATTCGGTTGCCAAATTAATTAGAAAATTACCAAAATCTTTTGGTTCAATCTTTCCTTTATATTCTGCAACTTGTTCACAGCTTTCAGCATCTATTACGTGGCAGGTAGAATAATCTTCTCCATCACCACGAGCAACGTCAGCAGTTACTATATAACTTTTTGAATAATTAGGGTCTTCCCAAACCCATAAGTTATTATCAAACCCACGCTTATACATTGGGTCTTTTACATATGCTTCGGTATATTTAACTAATAACTCCGGTGCGATTACCGTTGCTCCAGAACTGATAAAGTCACAATCACATTCTTGTGCTGCTCCTTTTTGTCCTAATTGTTTTTCTTGTTCCTCTCTCCAACTTATATCTCTTTCAGGGTGAACTGTCCAATGGAGTTTAATTGGGTGAAATAAGTTTTCACCATTTTCTGCACCTACCCATATTTGATGAAACCAGTTACCAATACCATTTGGTGTAGATAATGCTATACAACTACCACCCGTTGATAAAGTAGATTGTGCCGATGTCCAAATATCTTCAATATAATCAATAAAAGCTGCTTCATCAAACACCAATAGGGATAGTGCTTCCGAACGTCCTGCATCTGGTTTAGATGAAATTGCTTTGATTTGAGAACCATTCTTTAATCGTAGAGATAGTTTATTATCTTCCGATTCTTGTACTCTTAACCATACTGGTAAGAATTGGTTCATTACTCTAACCTTTAATACCAAGTTCTTTGCAACTTCTTGTTTTGTTGCAATAACCAACACGTTAAAGTCATCGTTGAATATCATTTTCCACAAAGAATATCCAGCTACTAATGTAGATATACCTAATTGACGTGATTTTAAAACAACATTAAAGCGATTATCTTTAAAATCATTTAAAACTCCTTCTTGAAAATCGTATAAATCAAATGGAATTTTCCCACGAGTTGGGTGTTGAATTTTGCAATACTTGCGCATAAAATAGACAGGGTCTTGTGCACATTTTCTGTATTGCTCTTTTACTGCATCTTGCAGTGATTTTGTTTGATTTGCGGCCATAATGCCTTACCTATTTTTTAATACGGATTTTCCAATATACACCACCACCTACATATGGAATTACTTGATTTCCACCAGTAGGTGATTGTTGATTGGATATACCAAGATTTAATTGGTATAATTTATCTGTTTTTGTTTTTAGGATTACACCTGCACCAATTGAATTGCCGAAATTTACTTTATCCAATGCTCCGTTTATACCAACATATACTTGATTTTTAGGTAGTTCTTTTACTATCTTTGTATCAGTAATAGTTCGTTCTTTAATCGTAGCATTCCACTTTCTACCTAATATTTTATTTTGGTATAAAGTATCTGTAAGTTCTATTGTTCCCAAATTATTATCTAAAACTAATTTATCTTTATATAACACCTTTTGGTTATACGATTGAACTATTCTAACCGTATCTCCTTTTGTATATACAGGAACTTCTATTCTTTTTTCTTTTTCAACAATTGTTTCGTGGTAAATATCTTTACCTCTAACATATTTTATTTTGGTGTGGTCTATTATTACAGTATCAATCTTGTGTTTTAACAACTCGTAGTTTTTTCCATCTACATTTATAGTTTCACCTACTTTACCATCATCTTTGGTACATTTGTACCATACAATTCCGGCAGTTGCAAAAATCACAATCCATTTGATATTACTCTGTAAAAACTTTAGCATAATCTTCTTTTATTATTTCCCAACTATCATCTTTTATTTGCTGATAACCGGATATGTTTTCTTCTGCTTCAGCTATATCATTTTTGATATTAGCTTTTAACTCTTCTAAATCACCATCGTAATTCCACTTTTCAGTAGTACCATCTGAATTGGCGAATATATGTTCCTTACTTGCATCTACTAATGCCTCTTGGAACTTTTTAACTAAATCTTTTAAAAACTCAATTTCAAAACTAGCAATCTTCCACTTTTCGTATTCGTTCCAATTACCTTTTACTCTAAATAATTGTTCTTTTTCAGCCAAACAATCTATACAATAACCAGTTTTACGAATAAATTGTAAATGCTTTTGAGTTTTTTTAACTGTTTTACAACTTTTACTTTTACAAGTAGATAATGATTGTATGTATTCTCTAATTCCATCGAACTTTGATTTAACAATCTTATACCCCTTCTCTTGTACCCAAGTTACACCATCACTATCCGTCCACTCTTCACCAAGTACTCTATCCTGCTTTGTAGCGGACCAACCATGTGTATTTGTTCCACTATTATCTCTGTTAAAAGCTACATCCAAAATCTTTTTTCTGGATGGGTGCATGTATTTCTTACTCATATAACTTATTATTTTGTTTTATATATATAAATATATAGTTTTTATATTTTAGTAAAATATTCCTAACAATTGATTTAACGATGCAAATGCTCCAGTCATCTTAAATACATTACCTTTGTATGTAAATATAATTCCTTCGTTTGGAACTATCTTATCAAATCCACCGATTGAATTTAATCTTTCTAATTCCAATTTCATCTTTTCAATTTGTGCAGGTGTACCTTCTGCTTTTATTTTATCTATTGTTGTATCTAATCTTTTACGGATTGTTTGTAGTGCTTCGTTTGGAGATGCTGTCAACACCGATTGCATGAATTGTAAAACTTCTGCTCCTACACCTAAAAAGATTTCCTCAAATTTCATTAGGTTTTCTTTTGCAATCTTATCTTTACTTTGTTTCTCAATACCATCGGCCCATGCTCTTGCTTTCTCATCACCAATCAAATTTATACGGAATGATTTATCACCAAAGGCCCATCTTTTTGTTAAACCTTCAATTTCCAATGATGTTAAACCTTTAGAACCTTTTTGTATATAAGCTTTCCACCAAGCTTGATGGTAATCAGCTACACCAGCATTATCCGGTAAACTAAACTCACTTTGTAGTTTAGAAATCTTTGTAAGGAATTTACCTTTTTGTGAACTTAAATTTTCACTTTTTGGTAATTTTACAATTGGAGGTCCTTGTATTACATATTTAGATTGTATATGTGCATTTACTTGCTTAATCATACCAGCCAATACACTTTCTGCTCCTTTGATTTGTCCTACTGCGTTTCCAGCTTCATTATATTCTACCGCGTTGTGGAATACTAATAAAGCTTGTCCGTATGGAATAACATTTACAGATGTTGGATAAATAACCTCTAAATTCATAAATGCTTTACCATTCATAAATATCTTATCTTTTTGTGCTTGGGATAATCCTCTAATAGCACTTTCCAAATCCTTCATAGCAAAGTTGTAAGCATCACTTAATGCTCCCCTACCAGCAAACTTTGAAGCCATACCAGAAGCATCTAATGCATTTGCTCCTCCGTTTGCCAAATGTCCTTTGTTTCTTGCTGCAATTAATCTACCATTTTTCCAGCTAATTGCTAGAGCTTGTCCATCGGTTTTTTCTCTAACAACACCCAATGAACCATCCAATGCTTTACTTACAATGGTTTTTAAATCTTTGAATGTTAGGTTTATATCAGTATCAAATGGATGGTTCATATGTCCATAAGCACCACCTTCCATTATTAAACTTTCTTTTACGGATTTTTTAATAGGTTCGTATCCACGATTTTGAGTATCTTTTGTATCAGTTTGATGACCAGGTTCTTTTTTTCTATTATCATCATCAAAATCTATTGTATCCAATTCAGGTTCATACCCATAATCTGGTGCATATGTTGATGTTTTGTGATGGTGATTAAAGTTATTATCGGCAGTTCCGTGAGGTTCGTGGTTTTTTGTATTTATAGCTTCAAACGCACTATGTTTTACTTTGTACCAACCACCACCCGGTGTTGTAAATAATCTTGCTGGTATTCTAAATGTAGAACCTATTGGTAATTTACTGAAATACTTACTATCTATGTGAACCACTTTTGTAACGAACTCTCTTGTCTTATTATCTGCACCAATCAATTCAACTTCAATCTTTACAGGTTGTCCACCAATTTTAATTGTTCCACCAAATATACCTTTTGATATTTCATTAAGTTTAGTTTCAGTTGTATAAACAGGTGTTGATGATTTGAAATCATCTTTTCTCATTATAGTTTTAGCAATCAATTTGTTTGCTTGAACCATAAATGGAATGTTGATACCTGTTCTTTTATCTTTTACTACAAATTCATTGTATTGTTTTACAAATTCTAAAAACTTTTTCTTATTTTTTGCTAATCTTTTAAAGAAACCAGTTAGTTCTGCTGGTGATATTTCTTTACCATTACGAGGGTCATTTAATCTTTGGAAAAAATGGTCTGTTTCTTTTCCTAAAACAACATCTTCTGGAGATAATTGAGAATCTGCATATTTCTCAACTTTATCCATATCAACCTTTGCCATTTCTTTTAGCTCATTTGGACCTTCCCAATCTTTTTCACTAACCTTACCACTTTCCTTATCTTTGTTATACCCATCAACTACCTTTGCCCAAACGGTAGCTGGTATAGCACCATTCATTATGTTATCGGCAAGTTGTAATGTAAAGTATTCGATGTAAGTTTCATCTGTAATAGTTTCTACACCGGCATTTAATGCTGCTTTTATAACTCCACCAGCTAATACCTCACCCATCATATGTTCAGCAAGGTGTAAACCTACACCTGCCATTAGTTTTGTAGGTCCTACTGCAAGTGCGCTGATACCACCCGTCAATAACATACTACCAACAGTCAAACCTACTGTTTTAGCAACACCAATCATTGCTTTCTTTTGTTTTTCATCTGGTTTTTTACCAGAGAAAACTGCTTTAAATCCTTCCCCAGCTTCTTTTATTTCGTGTCCTAAATGCTTTGCTTCTCTAACTACACCTTTTACAATACCATTTGCCTTATCTCCAATCCATTGTCCAACACTACGTCTTTCTTTTGATTGTGGTGCATGTGCTCCTTTGAAAAATTCTTTTTCTTTTTCACTCCACTTTTTTATTTTTTGACCTATTGCTCTAACTACTGCTTTTGGATTAGATACTGCGGTTTTAGCAACTTTTCCAACCGATGCTTTATTATCTGTTTCTCCACTTTTTGCAACAGATGGAGATTGTGCTTTTTGTTTAACCTTTTGTAGTTTTTGTCTATCCGAGCCACCCATTTTAGCAACCAACATCATTGCTGCTTTGTAAGCCGGGTGGTCTCTATCGTAGTTTAATGCAGAACTTACTTTAATATCTTCACCTGTATCTGGATTCTTTACTAATTGGTTTAAGATTTGTGGTGAATATCCACTACCTTTTACAGATGCTTCTTTTACAATACCTTCACCATATGAATTATATAATGCTAGATTGACCTGATTTACTTTATCACTCTTTGGGGATTTTTGTCCTTTCTCTATGTTTCCTGGAACTTGTCTTTTATCCATCAAAGCATGAACACGAAGAACTCGCATTGCTTCTTGTCTTGCAAACTCTACTCTATCCAATTTAAGAGCATCTTTGATACGATATTTCTTACCAGTTGCCGGGTCAGCAATTTCCATATTCATTATGTTGTCCCAATCTACCGAGTCTGGTTCATAATCAATATCGCCCTCAATTGTCATTAACTTATCGTAGTATTTAGGGTCTTCAAATATATGGTCTTTTGCAATCTCCGATGCTATTCTAATATCAGTAGTGTGTTCCATTTCTGTATTTACACCCTTTTTAAACTCTTTCTTTATAGTATCTAAATCTACTTTATGTTTATCAGCAATTTGAGCCAACGTCATACCTTTGGATAATCCACCAGGTATAAATTCCTTTTCTTCATTCAATCCTTTATTTAACATTTGGAATACATCTTTATTGTATTTGCCAAAGAACTTTTGGAATTGTTTTTCTTTTTCATCTGCTGAAAGATTACTACGGAACATATTTCTAACATCCGTTGCTCCAAATGAATTTGATGGTGTTTTAGAATACACATATCCCTTTGTCATATAACCTTCCATATCCTTATCGTTTTTATAAGGTTTGAAATATTGTCCACCTAAACGCATTGCATCTTTTTCACCTAATGCTATAATAAGTGCAGTTGTTGTTTGATTAAAATCACGTAATATTTCTACTGGTTGATATGGGGATTTTACTTGAATGAATTTTGATGGTGAAACACCAAATACTTTAACTGCAATATCGCGTTTCTCATTAAAAGAAAGTGGTGATTTATTTGAGTCTTGCACATTTGATGTTGCAATATATACATTCTTTGCTCCAAATACAGAACAAAGATGTTTGTATGTTTTGTAGTGTCCTGCATGAAATGGTTGAAATCTACCCCCAAATATAACTACCTTTTCCTTTACCGATTCAGTCAGTAAGAAAGTTTCCACTAAATAGTTTGATAATTCATTCATATACTATAAATATATACTTTTTTATTAAATAAGTTTTCTGTACAAAGTATAAGCGGGGGCATCGTACTTATGATTATTCAAAAATTGCAGAAGCACACGTTCTACATATGGTTTCATAAGATTTTTTTACTAATTCCACATGCTCTTCGTTACCCCAAAAATCTGATAATTCTTGGCTTTTAAAATCACCAATTACGATTTCCATATCATAATCATTACAACATAAAAATGCCTTTCCTGCTGCATTTACATGAATCCAACCAACAGGTCTACCACCAACTTCTCTACCATTTCCACAACTAACTACTTTTTTAGTTTCATCTCCACTTTGTAAATTACGAATTATAGATGATTTATTACTCATTATACTATCTAATTCACCTGCTCTATCTACTAACGATGGAACTGAAAATATTTGCATAGTTGGAAATAATTCTCTTGCTAACTTTTCCTGTGTTGCCAATTCACCAGTTATTGGGTCTAAATCCATATCCGATGGAAAATCAGGACCTTTTGTTAGCCAACCACCTTTTTCTTCAAAAGAATATTCATTTGCACCGTTTATTTGAATTGACATTGTTTTATATTGAACCATTAATGGTAAATTATCAATAGCATATTCAATATTTGATATTAATTTATCAAATAATTTAGGATTTACTCCTGCTCTTTTACTCCATAATTCTCTTTCAAATGCGGGAACATTTAAGCATATACCGTTTACTACACCTTTATATTTGTTTATTAAATCAACTTTTTCAGGAGTAAGTGTTGCACCATTTGATAAAACCATAAAACATAATTTGTATTTTTGACATATTTGTAATAATTCTTCAAAATGTGGATACAATAAAATTTCATTATAATGTGCAGTATAAAAACCACCAAAACTTTTAGTTACCAAACCATTATCCTTTTCCCTTTCATCTATTAGATTTTTAATGATTTTTTCCAATAGTTCCGGACTCATTACTTCTCTTCCCTCTTTTGGATTTCCTTTTAAAACAACTGGACAAAACCAACATTTTGCATTACAAACTCCAAATGGGTCTAATTGCAACTGATTAATTTTGTATTGTTGAAACTGATTTTGTATGTGTTCTATCATAGCTTATTTATTTTGTATTGTTGAAACTTATTTTTTATGTATCCTATTATAATTTATTTATTAAAAACCTTTATTGTAAAAAAATTCATATAATAACAATACAGGTGTCTGGTGTATTTCGTACCATAATTTTTCAACATCTTCTCTTTTAAATTTTATTTCACGTGGTTCGTTATTATATAATTGATGTGGTCTACATGAATATGGTAATTGTTGCTCTCCGTATGGCATTCCAATTCCCCCCGTAAAATGGTAAAAATTTATTCTATTACTATTTTCATTATATAAAGTCAATTTTCCATCATCTACTTTTATTATTTTTTTAGGGTTTTTATGACTATCCCAAGTATTCATCCATTCACTATATGGTAATCCTACCACTTCTTCATTGTATAACGCTATTAAAAAATTAACCATATATTGTTCATTGTCAAATATTGGATTGCGTATATCTTTAAATTCATCTGATAACAATTTTATAGTTTTTTCCAAAAGATGTGAATGTTTTATTTTATTAAATCCTAAAAATCCACCATTATAAATTTTATGTTCAAAATCCAAAGAATAATTATCTATAACATTTCCTAATGTTTTTCTTAATTCATTTTTAATAGTTGTATTTGCAATTTCCAATTCTTCTTCTGTTTTATAATAGACTCTATGAATAAAATCACAATCATTTTCAACCGAACCAATTATTTTTCCGTCTTCTATATAATCAAACAAATAATCCATATTTGATAAAAATATAGTATCCGCATCTAATACTATTTCACAATCGGACATATGTTTTAATAATCCAACATATTTGAATAAACATTTACCATTCCAATCCGTATCATTAAATTCGCCACATTCTATTTCAATTACTTCACAATATTTTTTAATAGTGTTTAATTTTTTATTATCAATACCACGATGTAAATATACTTTTAAAGGTATTTTATTTTCATAATATTTCCAACTATTATATAATGCTATAAAATCACAATAATACATATCATCAACAAATACACTATAACTTTTACTCATAATAAAACTGATTTTTGTTTTGTTTTTCGTATCCAATTCCAATAATGCCAACTTGCTGTATTGGGTGTTATTTTTAATTCTTCATTATATGGTAATGAATTAATATAATTTGCTTTGTAAAATTTACCATGCTCATTTGATGTTACTCCGGCGTTGTGAAATATATTCATCTTAAAGTAATCATCTTCATTAGATGTTGCCCAACTAAAATCAAAATTAGAATGGCAATTTGTAGTGTATCCTAATCTCCACCCACCCCATAATACTGCCCACATATCTGCACACCATATTTGTAAAGGGTGATATGGGGCTCTTTCTTCGCCGGGTGACATTGTTCTTCTATCCTCAATAACTTTTTCAGTATTTAAATCTGTAATATTTTTATATAATAATTCGGAATCTATTTCAACTCTATTCCAAAAATTATAATCTATACCTTTCATTAGATATTGTGCTCCAATAGAATTTAACTCATTATGTTCAATTAAAGATTCAGGTAAATCCATTATCTTACACATCGCATCTATTACATCTTGTCCTTTGGATTTAATGTATGAGTGTGCAATGTACCAACGCGTATCTGAACCATACCAACTATTATCATTTATCATTTCATATGTAATCCAATCTTTAATTGGTTTAGTAAAGATAATATCTGAATCGTGGTAGAATATTGATTCTTCTTTTAAATACGGATGTTGTAAAAAATGTTGCTTTAAGATGTTCGGTCTGATTGATGAAATATAATGTTTCGTCTGTCTTGTATCATCATAGAAAAAGAAACGTGCTGCATATCCATTTGCCAATTTACTCCATTCTTCCGGTATTACACCTTTTTCTTTCCAACATACAATATCTATGTTATTCGGATTTATTCCCATTTCGATAAAGTTGGTAAGCATTGTTTCAACCTGCCAAGTATAGTATAAATTAGCAGGTTGCGCACATATAAATCTTAAATTTTTCATAACTTTTTTATTTTATGGATAAGTTCTTACAACTATTGTAGAACTATTAATGTTTGTAACATATACTTTTGATGGTTGATAGTAGATGTATCTCATATTATGAACAACTTCCTTGTGGCCCATTAACCGTTATTGCTCCCCCCGCACTTACCGTTCCAATTCTTGCACAAATTGTTAGGCTACCTCCTCCTTGTAGTTCTACACCATAATTCCAAGTACCATCGCAAGATTGATAATCATAATAATCTGCAAATTCATCACTATTAGACAAGAAATAAAACTGGCAATCAGGACCAGCAGTTGTTGTTGTAGTTGTTGTAGTAGTTGTTGGTGCTGCCGTAGTTGTTGTAGTAGTTGTCGTTGGTGCCGCTGTTGTTGTAGTTGTTGTAGTGGTAGTCGTAGTTGTTGTAGTAGTTGTTGGTTCTACTGCACAATTAATATTTCTAATTTCAACCACATATATTAAATATGAACTATCATATACAGCAACATAATAATTTCCATTTGCTAATCCAAATTGACTCTGGGTTAAACTATATTCATTAGGATTACTAAAATCAATCACCGAATTACCGATATGATAAACATAATTACCAGACCCATTATTTACACCCGTTATATTAATAAATCCAGTTCCCAAATATCCAGTACATCCTTGTGATATTGTCATATTCAATGGAGGTAAAGTTGTAGTTGTAGTTGTAGTAGTTGTTGGTGCAGCCGTTGTTGTCGTTGTAGTTGGTGCAGCCGTTGTTGTCGTTGTAGTTGGTGCAGCCGTTGTTGTAGTAGTGGTTGGTCCCGCCGTTGTTGTAGTTGTTGTTGGTGCAGCCGTTGTTGTAGTAGTTGTTGGTGCTGCCGTAGTTGTTGTTGTAGTACCACCTGCGCTTTTACCATAAAACTCATCCATTCTTAAATCATTACTACCATTGGTTACATATGATACCCCATATACAGTACCAGCACTTGCCATATCAATTTCCGTATTGAATGCAATTCCCCTATCAGTATTAAACAAAGCAAATGATATTTCGCCGGATGCTGGTAATGCCATTACTTATTCTTTAATTTTTCTTCTAAATTTTCTACTTTATTTGATAATTCTTTTATAGCTTCTATTAATATTGGAACTAATCTATCGTACTGAACTGTCATATAGTTTTCACCACTTTTTGATTTTTCAGTTCGAGTGTCTTCATCAAATTCAATATCAAATGGTGCAAGTGAAATCACTTCGGGCATTATCTCGTTTACTTCTTGTGCAGATACCCCAACCTGTATTTTATCATCACTATAACCAACCGATTTAGCTAATTCATTGTTAGTATAATAAAATCCATTTAATTTATTTACCTTATCCAATGCATTTGGTATATTACCTATTATATTCTTTAGTCTTTCATCGGAATAAAAAGCTATAATGTTATTGGTACAAGTTAAATTACCACCGGAAAATGCACCAGACCTAGCACCACTACCATTCGCATCACCAAATACGGCATATGCTGTACTATAACCAATTCCGGCAGTAATTTGATTGGGGGTTTCAGTTCTTTGTACATATATACCAAAATTAGTATTTTGTATATTAATACCTCCTCCATTATTTCCTGCGGGGGAATTGAAACTAATAAATCCGTCACCAGTAAATTCTATTGAACCATCTCCAGCAAATAAAAGTTTTCTATTATTGGCTTGTAATTCAACACTGCCGGCTCCGGATGGCGATGATGCGTATATTTTAGTGGTATCAATTAACCACCCACCAATTGTACCAGATGTGGCTTTTAATATACCCCCAGCGGTTACACTAAATGGTGCAGAAGCAAATGATGCATTACCCAAATATATACCGGTAGTATCTGCTTTAAAAATACTATCACCAGTTCCAATACTTAATGTTCCGGTAAATGTTCCACCACCAACTATATTTAAACTACTACCATTCCATAGTAGGGAGTTTGTAGAACTTTTTAGGGAAAGTTTTCCACTCGTACCATCACTACCTATAAATACACCTGTATTATCATATCCTTTGGTCCCTTGTCCAATTGAAATATATGGAGAGTTTGTACCACCTGCAATAGCAATATTTGAGTCACCACTTGTATTTGTTCCAACGTTTATTGTGTTTTGTACAAATGATTCTTTAGATATAATTATTTCAGCAGCTACAAAAAATGAATCAGTACCCAATGATTCCCAAAACGTAGTTTCAGTATTGGGTTGTTTATTTAAGTTGGCACTTGCATTTGTTTTTGTTGCATAATAAGTTCCACTATACAATACCGCATCTCTACGTGTTGGGTCTTGACTAATACTATTGTAAGTTATTGAAGAACTCCACGGGCCTCTAAATACTATACCCGGACCATCACCTCCCCTTGCTCCAGCCGTACCACTCGTTCCGTTTGCACCACCTGCACCACTTGTTCCGCTTGTTCCACCCGCACCATCAGCACCTGTTGGTACTTTTGTTGCCCTTACTATTATTGTTTTAGTTTGAC